GTATTCGGCGTCGCACTTGGCATCGCAGTCGTACTTGCCGATTGCCCCGTAGTCGAGGACCTGGGGATACATGAACTGAGACTTTCCCACCGAGACGCTGGAGTAGAGGTCCAGCAGCTCGGCGCACTCGACGATGCAGTTCAGCTCGATACCGAGCATCTCCGGGGAGAACATCGCCGAGTCGAGGGAGGAGGCCTCGAAGGCCTTACGCTCGATGTCGTCGAAGCCGCGGATGATCTTGGGGCGACTCTCGAGGCCGACCTTCATCAGCTTCCGCATGACGCGGCGATAGACGGGAGCTTCGACGAGGTTGTCCATGTCGGGCTCGAAGGCGTCGACGTCGCCGCCCTTGAAGACGTAGGCGCGGCGCTGAAGCTCGATGGCAGCCCGGACGTCGTTGTCCTTGAGGTCGTTGCCGCCCTTGATGATTGGGGCGTCCATCTCCTTCTTGACCTGATCGAGGGCCTGCTGAAGCATCTGCTGCTGGGTGACCAGGGCGGCATACTCAGCGGTGTGCTTCTGGACTACTCCCTTCAGCTCCTCGGTCGTCGCCTTGACGCCGCCGAAGTGGTTGTTCAGCTCGGTGTAGTGGGCGTCGGTGTCCTTGCGGTTCTTCTCGAGGGCGGTGACGATGGTCGAGAGTTCTTGATGAAGAGGCGCCAGCATGGCTTCGGCGGTCTTCTCGTCGTCGGTAGGAACGTGAACGTTCATGGCTAGGGTCCTTTACGTGCTGAGGATGGCGCGGCACTTGGCGGCATAGTCCATCAGCGGTTTCAGCGTTGAGGCATCCAGCAAGGGATGGGTGGAATCATCGACCTGCCCAGCCGAAGGCTGCGACCCGTCAAGAAGCAGATGCTTGTTGGCGCGCAAGTAGCGCACCATCCTGTGGGCATCGCCTCTACTTTGGCAGAACTTCTGGGCCACAAGGGCCTTCTCGAGCTCCGCCATTGTCTCTGCTTGTTTGATCAGCGTCATCTCCGCCTCTACCTGGGCAGGGAAGGTGACTACCGAGACCTCCGCCAGGTCGCCCTGGGAGATGATCCTGGAGACGCCGGACTTCCGATCGTCCTTGGTGACCTCTTCCTCCTCGTCGATGAAGAAACCTACCGAGAAGGAGAGGCCGCCGTTCATCTTGGTCACCTCATAGAGGTCCCGGACGTAGGTTGCCCCGAGGGCGAGCTGGGCCTCGATGCTCAGATCGTTGCCCCTGGTCTCCAGCCGCTTGATGACGCCGACGGGTTTGTCCCAGTCGTGGCCCATCAGGAGCTTGACTCCCCTCGGGCCGCGAAGCCCCTTGGTCTGAATCGACTTGTCGAACGCCCCGGGGAGGACCTTGTGCCCGTAGCTGTCGATCGAGGGCGTCGAGGCGATGCCCTTGATGAACCCCTCCTCCGCCACGTCGGCCTGAAGCTGGGCGAAGGAGACGTCGAGCTTGATCATCTGGCGTTCGGTCACTGAACCCTCCTGGGCAATTCGACTATCTCTGCCATGGCCTTCTCCACTTCCTTCTCGGGGGCGGCTGCCGCCGCGGCCTTGGCGTCTTCCTCCGCCTTGGCCTGGGCCTTGACGGCGTCCTGCTCGGCCTTGGACTGGAGCTTGTCCTCTCCCGCCATCGGCTCGAAGTCGAGGATCGCCCGCTTCTCGTTGTTGGAGAGGAAGGGGACCTTGCCGAGCTCGACGCCGAGCTTGGTCCGCCCGTCCCAGAGCGCTGGAATGCGGTCGAGGTCGAAGTTGATTCTCGCCCCGGGAGGACAGATCGCCGCGGTCATGCCGGCGGCGATCGGGGCCAGGTAGCAAGGAATGACGTTGTCCTGCCAGAAGCTCTGACGAGCCTCGATGTAGTTGCCGGCGAACTTGGCAGCATCAGCCGAGCCGAGGCCGAGCAGGGGGATCGGTACGCCGAAGACGCCGGCGATCTGCCGCGTCATGTCGTCGAGCGGTATCTTGGAGTGAATGTCGCCGAGGTCGTTGTCTAGCTTGTGGACCTGGACCACCGTGTTGGTCAGGATCAGGATTTCTCCCGAGCCCTCCTCGGATGGGCCGGCGTTCTCGACGTGCTCGGCGAGGGACTGCCTCTGGGCGGTGGTCAAGGTCTTCTCTGCCGTGATGACGTACTTGACGTTCGGGTGCCCGGAAGCGGTGTCCCTGGCCCTCTGCATCAGGTAGTCGATGATTTGAAGCGGCATCATCAGGGATTGAATCGCCGCCGGTGCCTTGTTGTACTCGACGAGGCCGCTGATGGAGGGGAAGCTGACCTCGCTAGCGTACGACGGCATCCTGGTCGGGTCGCCAGCTGAGCGCCTCTCGGCGCTCTTCCTGGTCAGGAAGGTCTCCTTGTTCTCGCCGGTGCCGTATTCGTACTTCTCGACGACGCCCTTGGAGTTGAGGACGCCGACGACGTGCTTGGCGGCGAGGGGATACATCGCGTTGGGGACGCCCATCGAACCTACGCCGACCTTGAAATGGGCGCGGGCGAAGAGCATCAGGTTCATGGCGATCCAATACTGGAAGTGGGTCGCCGTGAAGTTCTCGTTCGGGCTCTTGAGCAGATTGTTGATGGCCTTGACCTGCGTCGGGTTGGCCTGCTCGTAGCCGACGGCGGTGGGGTCGGCCTCGCAGAACCATGGGACGCTCTGGATCGAGGAAGCCAGGAAGTTGGTGATCCGATAGAGCTGCGGTATCTTCTGATGAGCCGCCTCCGCCGTCATGGCGACGCCCTGATTCAGGAGGCGTATCTTCTGCTGGCCGCCGCCGAAGACATAGATCGGGGAATTGGGCTCGTCGCCGGGATCGCGATCCGGTGCCCGCTTCCTGAACATGTCCATGATGGCCATCGCCTAGACTACCGTTCTCTGCCGAGCCTGAAGCTGCCTACGCTGCTGGAGGTCCTGGGACATCACCACCTGCCTGGTCGAGGGCTGGGTGTTGGGGTTGGGGCTCCTTGCCCTCATCTGATTGGGAGAAGGCTGGCTCCTGCTCTGGGTCGAGATCGCCGTGCCTCGGCTCTTCATTCCCTTACCGCCGCATCCGCAACCCACTCACGCCTCCTTTTTCTTGGTTTCGGGCTTCGCCTGAGGGAGGACGTAGATCGTCCGCCCGTGAGCCGAGGCCGCGTTGTGGACGGGGGGCGTCCAGTCGATCTTCGGTTCTTCGTCCTTGATCGTCTTCCTGTCGTCTTTCGCCATCAGTGTACCTTTCCGTCGTTGACTATCTCATCGAGGACCATCTCCAGCATGGCCATGGCCGCGGTCCTCTCGTCTTGCTTCCTGGCCCTCTTGATCAGGGAGCAGGCGACCTTGATTCGCCTTTCCTGGTCAGGGGTGATCACCTCAGGCACGCCTCCTCCAGAGGTTGAGCTTGATGACGCCTCCGTCCTTGTCGGGCCCAGGGTCCTGGCCCTCGATGGAGAGGTCCTCCAAGGCGTATCTCAGGGCGTCCAGTCCGTGGTTGTTGGCGTCGATCGGCGTGTTGAGTATCTGCCCGGTGAGGCGATCCATCATCCAGGTGTAGAGCCGGCACTCTTCCCGGAGGGACTCACAGTCCGGGTCGATGATCAAGTCATAGCTCTGGATGAATTGAATGCCAGACTTGATGGACCCCGGGCCCTTCTTGGCTCCTACCGCGTTCAGGCCCCTTCTTCGCAAGAACTCTATCGTGCCAGGCTGAGAGGAGTCGCAGCGTAGCTGATCGTCGTCCCTGGAGACTACACTACGCACCATCAGGGGGAGGTCGTCCATGCCCACCCTGCCAGAGGCTTCCCCTGCCACGTATATCCTTCTGCGGTTGTGGTCGACGTAGACCTTGACGACGAAACTTGGGTCCGAGCCGAAGCCGAAATCCATCCCGTACCTGGCGACCATGGTGTCGGGGTCGATGTCTATCCTGCCAGTGCGCGCGTTCGGGTAGACTTTGCTCTCGTGCCTTGTGTCGTACTCCCCCTCCCAGACGTGCTTGTATCGTAGGAAGTTGCCCTTCTTCAGGAGGTCCATCTCCTGGGGCATGGCGGTTAAGGCGAAGAAGGGGTTGTCCCGCCAGGAGACGTGGGTGACTATCGCGTCAGGGGGTGCCTCTCCATCCCTGAAGTAACTGTCGACGGGGTCTGTAGGAAGCTCCGGGTTCCAGGTCCAGATCAGCTCGGACCCTGCTGCTCGGACTGTCGGGAGGAGCACTTCCATGCTCTTCTCCTTGATGGTCCTCGCTTCCTCGACCCAGACCGTGTCTGCTCCCTCCAGGGAGCGAATGGAATCGATGTTTCGATCCAGGCCCGTGAAGAGGAAGGTGCTCTTGGTGCCCTTGTGTAGTATCTCCCGGTCAGTGAAGGCGAATTCGCTCACCAGACCGAGGGCCTCGATCCTCTTCTCGATCAGCTCCTTGGATGAGTCCCTGATCGAGTTCTGGAATTGGCGGGCACAGACGATCTTCTTCTTGTGCTTGGCCGCGGTGATCACCAGGTAGGTGGCCACCGCCCAGGACTTTCCTCCTCCCCTTCCCCCGAAGAGGGCCTTGTGCCGAGCCTTCGGCATCAGGGTCTTGATGAACTTCTCCCCCATGGCGGCGTCAGTTGCCTTGGGTGAAGGCTTGGTCTTCCTGCCAAAGGCCGCCATGGGAGAGATGGTCCTACTGCTTCTTGGACTTCTTGGATGTCTTCTTTTCGGACTTCTTCGTAGCGGTTGCGGAGGTCTTCTTCGCTTTCTTCTGCTTCTTGGCCATGATTGGCTCCTATCCGGGCATTTTCCCTGAATCACCTCAGGAGGAGGACGATCAGGAGGACGGCCCCGGGCACCGTCCCTATCGCTAGGCCTATCGTTACTCCCCTGTAGAACAGGCAGCAGGGGCAGTCTGTCCAGAGGTGGGCAGCCATCCTCGAGGTCCAGTGCTCTGGGGTCTGGCACCAGGAGGGGAGGTACTTGTGGCTGAACCAGGCCATCGTGTTCGAGAGGGGAGTATCCTCCCACTGGACCTGGCTCTCCGGGTCTGGGTCCCCGAAGGGGATGTCTCCTGGCCTGAACTTCACTCGAAGGCCCTCATTCTGGCCATTAGGGCCTCCCTGAGAGGTTTAGCCCATCAGGGGGTGGGGGTAGGAGCCCTCCCCTGGGCTAGGCTTCTCCTTGGGCCTCCCTGGAGGTTCCCTTGGGGGAGGACCTGGTGAGGGGCATTGTAGGCATTGTTGGCTAGTGCAGCACTAGGTACGCCAAGCACGCTAGGTCCTCCTCGGGGGAGGAGCTATTGCAGAGCATTGTAGGCATTGTTGGCTAGTGCAACACTAGGTACGCCAGGCACGCTAGGTCAGGAGGCCTTCGCCTCCCGGTACTCCTCCAGGGTGCCCCTCATCTGGGCGATCCTCTCGTCTGTCAGGAAGGGCCTCTTCCTGAGGCCCACGGCCTCCCTGACAGCTTCTGCCTGCTCGGGGGTGGGAAGCCTGGTCAGGTGGAAGACCCCCTCCCTGTCCCCGTCCTGGGTGACCTGGAGGAAGCCGAGCTTCTTCTTGACGTTGGTCCACTTCCGGGGGGAGGAAGCCTCGATGGTCAGGCCCCAGGAGGACTTGTCTCCCCAGGTGGCGACGTAGCCATACTTGCCCCTCAGGACCCAGAGCCCGGAAGGGCTCCTCCTCAGGGTGTTGTTCGAGGCCCCAAGGACCTCCTTGAGATTGATCAGGAGAGCCCGGTCGAGCTGGGCCTCCCTGAGGGATTTGTAGGTCTCTGCCATCTAACTGTCCGAAAAATGATCGCTATAGGAATTCATTCCACCATGGAAAGATTGAGGAATTTTGAATGTTCTCGCCCTGACTGTCCGAAGAATAGCCTCTTTTCGGACAGTTCGTGAACCTGGGTTCCCTGATCTTTTTCCGGGTACCCGGAAAAGTTCCTCACTCCTCCTCAGGGGAAGGAGGCTTCTCGTCCGCCTTGTGGTCGATCACCAGCTTGGGGGAGGAGGAGGAGTTCTTCGGACCGAGGGCCTCGGCTTGGTCGGCAGTGAGGAAGTGGTCCGAGGGAATCGAAACGATGTTGATGGTGGAGATGCCCAGCTTCACCGAGCCAGCCATCTCAACCGGGATCATACGGCCCAGCATATTCATGTAGGCGACCTGGTGGTCCCTGGCGCAGGCGAAGAGATAACCGTTGAGGCCGTTCTTCCCTTGACCGTTCTCGCCGAAGCGGGCAGCAGCAGCCAGGATGCTTGACTTGAGGTCCGCGGGAATGCGGTTCTTCATGCCCTTCTGCTTGGGCGGCGGCTTACGACGCTTCGAGTCGGTGCCGGGGTACAACAACGGCAGCTCCTCGCCTCGAGGAGCCCGCGGACGCGGCTCTTCGGCGAACAAATCGTCATTCGTGATTGAAGATTTGTCTTGCTTGGACACTGACATCTATCAAAACAGACCCAAAGAAGTTGGCGGACGAGCTTCTGAAATGGCCCTAACCGAGTGCCTCTCGAATTCTAGTTAGATTTCAAGAGGCGAGAGCTACGCCTGGTGCGGCAAGCTGCGGTTCGCTTCTGCGCTGTGATTTACGCTTGTACCTACTGCGTTTCGCCTTTGGAACCATTACCTCAGAAATGGGTCGGATGGAAGTCTCCTGGACGTTGACAGTCGAGGTCTGGCCTAGAAACGAGAATTCGACGAGGGCTCTCCCCTCACCAGCCGAGCGGAGGTAG